GACGGCGGCGACGCCACCCTGCTTCTGCACCTGGGCAAAGAGGAATTCCTAGCGAGGGAAGATGTTTACAATCTTGCTAGGGGTGGTGGCGACGGATGGAAGTCCGTCAATGATGCTGGCAGAAATCTTTACGGAAGAAACGGACAGCCAGGATATGGTGGAGAAAATCTGATACCGATACACGATCAATCTGAGGAAATCGTGGCAAAAAGGAAATCTGCTCTATCCCGAGCCATGACTGGTAAGGCATCTAACTTCAAAGGGAAGACCCACACCTATGAGTGGAAATCCCGACAGTCTGCCATCATGAAACAAAGGCAGATGGGAAGTAATAATTCCCAGTTTGGTTCCATGTGGATAACAAACGGAACTGAGAATAAAAAGATTTCTAAGCTTGACATTATACCGGAAGGATGGTATAAAGGTCGAAAGATGAAATAATGGTGCCCGGGCGGGACGGCTACGCGGCGGATTGCAAATCCGCGACAAACTCGGTTCGACTCCGAGGGGTACTTCCAATAGGAAATATGTTATGAAATATATACTGGTAACTATCTCATTCTTTATCATTTACATGGTAATGTATGAGGCAACTTGCCACTTACTCGAGGTGTTGTTTTATCATGGAACAATTATCACAGCCCAATAGGGTAGCGGCTTATCTATATTTGCATTGTGCAGAACAGATGCCGGAAGACGCAGACTGGGAATGGTTTCTGTTACCCGAGCCAAATCCAGTTCACCTGAGCGACGTGGAAGCCTTCCTAGAAGCAACTTCCAACTTGCTTGATGCTATCACTGAGGAAGAAGTGAACAGCGAGGAGAGCATCCAAACGCTGTTTTACGATGCCGCAAAAGCCACATTTAACGGCGATAAGAAAATGATCCGTACGTATTTCAGATGGCTTTATCTGGTGTTGTTTCAATCACACGATGGACCTAGATGGGGAGTTTTCGTTTCCTGTATGGGCACCGATCGATTTGTTGAATTTGCAAAGGAACGTTTTTCATCGTTCCTTTGATAAACTGCCGACGTAGTTTTTAACTGGTCAAAACAGTCCCCTGGTAAGGGTCAGTTCCGTGTTCGATTCACGGTGTCGGCACCAATCTCAGGAGAATGACGTGGATATTTTGTGGTACGTATTTTATTACCAGCTAGGCACAAGTGGCATTTTCATCTTGGTGAGTGTTGTGCCGTTTATTCCTGACATTCTCCTGAAACTCAAAAGGAAATTTCTATGAAGTATGCGGTATTTCTGGATGTTGATGGTGTTTTTACCTCAACCCGGGTACACTATGCCGAGAATTCGGACGGCATGATGTGGCGAAAATTTGATCCAATTGCGGTAGATTTTATGAACCGTATCAATGACACGTATGTTGATGTCGGTTTTGTTCTGTCTTCCACTTGGCGTGACCATTTGAATACCGAAAGTCCACACATCCAATTGTGGATCGAGTCTTCTTTTGCTAACGCTGGATTTAAGGGCACATTGGCTTACCCACACTGGAAAGTCAATCCTGAAAATGACATTGACATGTGGACAAAACGCCGGGCAGTGGAAATCAAACACTACCTAGAGGAGCTGCATCCTGAAATTGAGGATTACATCATTTTTGATGATTCCGATTACAACTTCAATGAAGTCCTCGGAAAGAAGCGGTTCGTCAAGACTGACCCAGAAAACGGCATTCTTTGGCGACATATGAAAGATTCTATGTCCATAATGGGAACATGGGATAAGAAATAATACCTCCGCCGGCGGATCCGGCACCGGGCTTGCGAAGCCTGGCTGGATGGTTCGACTCCATCCGGGGGTGCCATAGGAGTAAGGATCATGACCTGTAAAATAAATATGGAAAAAAATTCGAGAACGTCGGAAACGAGTTCAAGAGACGAAACTCCGTAGAGCAAAACTGGGTTATGATCCTTACACCACAGTTTATTCCGATAGTCACTGGGTGACCAGGAAGCCAAAAGGTATTCAAAACTGGCACTCGACCAGAAAGCTGGTCGAGGATATTACCGAAATTATGGACAGAAATGAACGATGCGGATATGGTAGATATTGTCCCATAAACGGTAGGCACCAACTTCAAGTTCGTGGTAAACATTTACGTCGTGTCCTAAAGGCTATGCCTGGCGTCAAACAACTTGGTAGGCGTTTGGTTCAAACCTAACGCTCCTGTAGTTAAGTGGTATAACAGGGACCTCGTAAGTCTCGGTCCTCAGTTCGATTCTGAGTGGGAGCACCAACATATAATGGAGAGATTGATGAAAAATACGACATACGCAAATGGTGGCGAACCTCAAGTTGGTGATATTATCACCGTTTCTCGTAACAATGAGTTTTCCTATAACTCACAACTTCGGGCTGAGCAACGATACGGTTACCAGACAAAATTTGAAGTCACCGGAATCACCCAGGGCTCAAAGTCCACGCTATTGTCGATCAAGGAATCTGGCACTAGTCGTTATTATGACTTCGGCGCAGCGATGAAATGTTCCAACTTTGATTTGTACAAATCGGCGGACGGTAACGCTGCAAAGGGGCCTGTCAAGTATATGGTTGTTCAGCAGAATAAATTTCAAAACTTCTTCTTGGCACGATCCGATGAGGAACTGCACGATAGACTGGGCAAGGCCCTGCAGGAAAATCCTACTCGCAAGTACCATGTCCTATACATCCACTGCGCAGACGGAGAAGCCACAAATTCAAATGGTTAACCTGAATAAGTAACAACTATGACGCGCTCTGACCGTGAGGAGGAGAAATCGCAACCCGTATAGGGAAAGCTAGACAGGACAGCGGCCTAGCAGCGTCACCAATGGCCCCTCCGCTGGGACGGACAAGGTTTTCGACACCGAGGACGAGGAGTTCGATTCTCCTAGGGGTCTCATAGAAAACACGAAAAAAGGTGTTGACACCTAGTGTTGAATGAGCGATAACACCCATAACAGCAAACACGGAGCTAGTTATGTTTGACCAAATTATCGAAACGCTTCACAAGGACAAATTTTCCGGAGCAAGTATCGAAAAGCTCGGATTCGAATTTTGCGGAGGTGGATGCCACGCCGAGGTTTACGTATATAATCAAGATGATACCAAATTTGCTCTGAAAATTTTCCACAATGATGGTGCATATCTTCGCTGGCTGGAGTTTTGTTACCAACATCAGGACAATGAGTATCTTCCCAAAATCCTGAGCAAGATTTATGATCTGGGTGGTGATAGTTACGCCGTGTTTCTGGAATATCTTGTAATAGATATGTTAGGCGTGACTCAAACCAAACTGTGGGATGCGATTCAATATCATCGGGATTCCGGTGATCCCAAAATTCAGGCCGTGGTCGACATTTTGGAGGCAAATGCACATATGGATGACCTGCATGATGAAAACGTCATGTTTCGCGGCGAGACGCCTGTCGTAACTGACCCCTGGTGTGGGTCGCTGAGTTATGATATTGACGAAAAACTAGTAATCAAACTGGAGGCATAATGTCCTATTATGAGCTTGATCCTTTCTAAGCTAATTCAGCTATGAAAGGAGAATAAAATGAGTAGAACATACCGTAAAGATAAATTTACCACTGAGCGCAGCCTGGTCCAGGAAATTAACCGTAACCTTGAGCGCCACAAAATTCATCCGTATCGTACTGTAAAGGTTCGCATGAGCAAGGATGAAATTAAAGCCGAAAACGACCGTCGTTGGAAAGAGTATCATCGGGAGGTCGCTAAATATGCTGAGGAAAACAACCTCAGCATTGAACAAGCACGTAAGGCAACCCGTAAGGTAAAATTTATCTTCAATTTTTGGAGCCAGTCGAGACTGATTATTCCTGAGCCTTGGCCCTGCTTTGGCTATAACTACGTCAAAGTTGACGTGACAGAGGAAGAAGTAATCGAGGAGGCCAAGCGTGATTATGCCAAATATAAGCGCGACGGCCGCTGGAACGAAACTGGACGCAACACTTACTTTAAGCAATTGAATAAGAAGCGTGTCCGTAACGAATGGAAGAAAGCCAAGCATCAAATCCTTAGAAGCGAGGATTACGATTATGACAAGCCTTATCCTGGCGACTATATGGGTAAGCAACATTTTTGGGATGTTTGGTAATTTCCTATTGACACTACCATCAGTTTCGCTTATATTCTGTATGAGCGAAACATTTTGCCCCCTGCCCCCACCTCGGTCTTCTAAACCGATGGCATTATAATAGTGGGATGGATGCCGCGAGGTTCGATTCCTCCAGGGGGTTCCAACATAAAGGTTTATTATGAAAAATATTATGATGATTTCACTGGTCGCGATTGTTGCCGCCTGTGCGCAAAGTCCCGGTTCGATCACACCGACCGACGTCGGTAATCCTTATGCTTCGGTATCATGCACAGAAGCGCGGAACACTCTGGCCACTGAGACCGCCAAGCTTGATGCACTGACACAGAAGCAAAAGAATGCTGTTGCTGGTGACGCTATTGGTGTGTTCCTGATCGGTGTTCCGGTTTCGTCTTTGAGTGGCAACGATGTTGCTGGTGAAATTTCTGTTTCCAAGGGCAAAATTCTGTCCCTTGAAAGTCGAGTGGCAAACTGCCGCTGACAACAATGCCGAGTAAGGTGTAATGGTTGCATAGCCCCCTGTGACGGGAAAGGATGAGGTTCGAATCCTCTACTCGGTTCCAACAAATTAAGGATTATTGAATGATTTGCTCCCGTGGTGGAATGGTATACACAGCGTCTTGAGAGGGCGTGCCCGTAAATTCGGGTTGCGGGTTCGAGTCCCGCCGGGAGCACCAAACATATAAAGGATAAAAAATGCCTACTATTAAGGAATTGGTGACAAACACCGAAGTTCATTTTACGCATTATTTTGATGGCAATCTCTGGTACGAGGTTCGTTTTGGTGGCACGAGCGAAAGCGGCCAAGCTATTGGCGTCAACACCTTTGCCTTTCCTGTGCCCATCGATGACATTGGGAACGCGACGTTTAAGGCTACCGATAAGCCGATGTTGTTCATGAGGTATATTCGCAAGCATCTAAAGACTTTGGAAAATACCGATAATGGCTGATAGATATTTTGCCGTAGGTGATATCCACGGCTGCATAGATGATCTGGAGAGCGCAATCGCCCTAATCAAGAAACTTGAGCCTAATGGCTGCAAGGTTATCTTCCTGGGTGATTACATCGACCGTGGTCCAGATAGTCTTGGTTGTATCGATACAGTCCGACGATTTAAGCTTGATGATAACGGATATGATGTTGTCCTTTTGATGGGCAACCACGAATTGATGTTTGTTGAGGCTTCGGAAGACAAGTACCAGTACTATGATCCACAAGGCACCTGTGTTATTTCGGAATCGGGTGAAGAATTCTGGGTTGACTGGATGAGAACGCTTGAACCGTTTCACATTGTGGAAGAAAACGTGTTTGCCCACGCAAATTATGATCCGGATCGATGTTCCGATATTAACTCTTGCGTTTGGCCACGGTACAAGCTTGGTCAAGACTATTATGGTGGCCTTTATCTGACACACGGACATACTCCTGTTACGACTGGACCAGAAGGAGCTTTCAATCGGGTAAATCTTGATACTGGATGCGTCTTCGGTGGGCCTCTGACAATTGGTGAATATGCGTACGGCATACGCGGCATTCTAAAAATTCACCAAATCACGAAAAAAGATGTTGACAACTCTAAGCCATAAGAGTATAACTTCCTTACTGAAAACAAAAAGGAAATATGATGTTCAATGTAAAATCTGCCGTTAAGAATTTCGCAGTACAAGCCGTCAAAACGGCAATGGAATTCAAAACGACTGTTTCGGACAATAAAGCTGAACTCATTCGTGGTTCGGTACTTGATCCTTACAATCATCCGTCCTATTCTGCCGAAGTTGCAGCAGGACACAAGATGGTCGCGGTTGAACGTGATCGTCTCCAGCGTGAAATTGATGCGCTGACATAAGAAATCAAGGGTGGTTTCTGCAAACAATAGCATGCCGATGGATGGCAATTTGTCTCGAAAACAAACTGTGTGGGTTCAATTCCCACTGCAAACCCATCACCCTGATAGATTAAGGATTGTTTCCGCAATCTCCAAAAATTCAAACCTGTAAATTTGAAAACAAACATGCAATCCTGGAGGATATAATATGAATACTTTTACTGATGCTGTGTCCAACGATTTGGACAACGAAATGACTACCACGACCAATGGTATGGCGGCTCGAAAGACTACTGCTTCCAAGGTTCTGGACTTCTTCGGTGAAGCCGGTTCCGCTCGTGGTGTAGACCTAACTGCCCGTTTCGGCGCTGCACTAGCAGACGATGAGGAACTGGCTGTCCGTGCTCTCCTGTGGACCCGCGACATTCGTGGTGGTGCAGGTGAACGTCAAACCTTCCGTAGCCTCTTGGCATACCTGGACAAGACAAATCCAGCGCTGGCTGGTCGTATCATGCACAAAGTGCCTGAACTTGGTCGTTGGGATGACCTGTTCGTCTACACCGATGCAGTGAACCGTAAGGCTGCACTGGAACTGTTTGCCGCTGCTTTGTACGCCGGCAATGGACTGGCTTTCAAGTGGGCTCCACGTGAAAAGTCGGCACGTAAGGCAGAAGCATTTGAATTGCGTAAGCAACTCGGCATGACGCCTAAGCAGTATCGCAAATTCCTGGCGGCAAATACCAATGTTGTCGAAACCCAAATGTGTGCCAAGGACTGGGACGCGATTGATTTCAGCAAGATTCCTTCCATGGCGTCTGCACGTTATCAAAAGGCATTTGGTCGCAACGCGGCTGAGTCCTACTCCAAGTACCTGCGGGAACTACAAAAGCCACAGGCTGAGCGTGACCCAAAGGTTAAGATCAATGCTTCGGCGATCTTTCCACACGATGTCGTTAAATCGGTATCCAAGGGTAATGCCGCTGTTGCAAATGAACAGTGGGCCGCACTGCCTAACTATGTCGGCGATGCGAAAATTCTGCCAATGGTGGACGTTTCGGGATCGATGGGTAGCTTGAGGTACAACTACGGCGGAGGTCATGTCCAGCCTATCGAAGTCGCTCTGGCTTTGGGTCTGTACCTGTCCGAAAAGAACACTTCGGATTTCAAGGATGTCTTCCTGACATTCTCTGCGAAGCCTAAGTTCCAAAAGACCAACGGTACGCTGGAACAACGCATTAAGCAGATGGAGAGGGCAGACTGGGAAATGAACACCAACATTTCCGCTGCGTTTGACGAAATCCTGCGTGTTGCGCGTAAAGGCAATGTATCGCCAGCCGATATGCCTAACTCCCTGCTGATCCTTTCGGACATGCAGTTTGACATTGCAACTCGCTCCGGAGGCTGGTACAGAAACGACGGCTCCGCCACGTGGAATACCACAGCCGTGGAAACTGCCCGCGAAAAGTTCAATCGAGCTGGTTACGAGCTACCTAAGCTGGTCTTCTGGAACCTCCGTTCCGGTTACGACAACACTCCGGTGAAGTTCGATGAGAACGGTACTGCACTGATTTCGGGTTTCTCGCCTGCGATCATGAAGGAAGTCCTTGCTGATGACTTGGAGAACTACACTCCATACAATGTCATGCTAAAGGCACTTATGAATGAGCGGTACGCCTACTAAGGCGTACCTACCAAATTTAGGGTAACGTCCGCAACATCATATTCCATGTCAAGGACGAGGTCCAGGTGCGACTCCTGGGTACCCCGCTAAACAGTTTTCTAAACTTTCCCTGTTAAGGAAAGTTTCGCCTATCTCGAAAGTTTGAGAGTGATCATATCGGCTGGGTTGGATAGGGAATACAATGAATGGAGTAGCTACCAGAATTTGTTCCAAGACTGTTTTGCGGGGTATTGGTGTAAGAGCAGCACACGTAAAATATGTTACCCTGTTAAACTCAGGAGATATTATGAGCAAAATTCGCGAAAGACTTGAAGATATTGTGAAGCGCCACGAAACCAGTATTGCTGAGTGGGAAGAAGAAACCGGCCGGGAAGCTGAATACGGAATGATGAGCTTGTATCTGGACTCCTACGGCGCCCCGATTTCGGTCGGAAACTATGATGATTGTCTAGATGATGGGTTTAATGCCGGTCATGATGAAGGCATGGCTGATCTTGCCTGGGAGTTGCTAAAAATGCTTGACGATGAGTAAAAGTCCTGATAAGTTTCTGACATAACAAAGGAGAACAACATGGAATTTATGTCTGTAATCATTGTGACTTTGGCTTTTGCCCTTTTCGTCTATCTTGGGACACAAGGCGCCGATTTGACGTTCAAGCGCAATCCCACGCTGGCTGTAAATCTCAGTGGATATGCGTATCCGATCTGGGCTATCTGGGCCGCGGTAGAGTGTGTTATTGAAGCCAAGAAAAAAGTTTCGGAAACTATCGCCAATCAAGTATAAGTAATATACTGTTAATAATAACTATGCGGGAAGGATTGGTTTATCCCAGCTGGGCTCATTACCCGGCCTTCGCAGGTTCAATTCCTGCTCCCGCTACCAATATGAGGCGGCCATGAAGACATTTAGCGAACTCCGTCAGGAGATTGAGGAAGCAATCGCAAAACGACAGGCGGAGACAGATATCACAGGTCTTACCGAGAGCGATTTGGTCGCACTCCAATACGTAAACTATCAGGTAAACGGTGTGAACAAGATTCCATCTAACCGAACAATGTCTGAGTTTACGGTGAATGAAAATAAGGATGGAATTTCCGTAAAAGGTGGATTTGGTTCATTCTCACATACGTTCCGTGAAAGTGATGATTATCCGCCTGGTGTCAATTTTGATGCAATCAAGAAAGTCCTTATTTAGGAAGGTACCGTCGAGGTGGCAAACGGGATTCGAAATCCCGGGGGACCTGCAAGGGTTCGGGTTTCGAATACTCTACCTTCCGCCAATGGATAGGCAAGCCAATAGGTGGTGGCCGCGGTTTTGAAAGCCGTTAGGAGCTAATGACTCGTGAGGGTTCGACTCCCTCCCTATCTGCCAAATGATTTTCAAAAGGTGTTGACACCGTTTACTCCATATCTTATGTTGAAGTCATAACAACGGAGAAACGTTATGAAAACTTGCAAGATGGAAATCAGAAACGGTCGAGCTAAAGACTATGACCAAATGATTAATTGGCACTATGATCCGGCACACATTCCTACTGTGGATTCCCAAATTGTACTGTCAAACAATATTTGGACCGTCTACTCGATTAAACATCAATTTCGGCCTGATATGCAAATTGTGACGGTTTATGTCATATGACAATCAATCAACTCCGAAAGAAACTATATGTCATCGGCAAAATTCTCGGTGACATACAAGCACTGACCAGTTCTAAGAAAGGATCGGTGCAAAGAAGAATAAAGCGTCGGATTCTAGGTAAGATTTTCGGTCGCTTGATGAAATAAGGATCAATACAGCAACTATCAATAATAGGTTCGATCCCTATATTTGCAGCTTTTGCAAGTCGCCTAGTGGAGGCACAACATGATCCTGAAATATTACACGGACGGTAAGCGGCATCTTGTTTGCCGTCCGTACTCAATACAAAATTTACACCAAATGGCAGATGAACTTGGAATAAAACGATGTTGGTTCCACAAGAATCATTACGACATTCCTAAGAAACGTGTTGACGAAATTAAGTCAAAATGTTATATGGTATCTCCAAAGGATATCGTCCGTATAATTCAAGGAAAATTCGATGACACTTAAAGAATATGTGAAAACACTTTCCCGTGAAACTTTGATCCAAATCATCAAAGATCATGAACAGTTTGCCGAGCTTGGAAAAATTGGCGATTGCACACTCCGGGATAACGTGGAAGTTTACATGAAAATTCGGGATATTGCTGAGCCGTCTACTATTATGTGGATGGAACTAGTGGCAAATTATGCCTTTCGTGAAATCGCAATGGAACACTTGATTGCTACAGGTGAACTCTAAGGTCCCTTAGTTTAGAGGTAGAACATCTCCCCGACATGGAGAAGGTCGCTGGTTCGATCCCAGCAGGGACTACCAAAATATTGATTGACAACACCGCATGGTTATGCGAAACTTTATACAGCAAATGAAAGAGGCGAAACATGCGTACATTGGAAAACTTTAATCGAAATGGCGACCTGCCTATTACTGCTGGTATTTTCAACGCAAAACTGATTGCCGCCGAAGCGCACGGAAGTCAAATGTATGGTGATCTACCTTACACTGAACATTTGCTGGATGTGTTTGCTTATGGTAATCATATCTGGGAAAACTGGGATGACACCTGCAGTCAGGCCGCTTTTCTTCACGATATCATCGAGGATACTCCTACGACGGAAGATGATCTTCGGGAAATGGGCTTTTCTGAGGAAGTCATTGCGATTGTTGTCTTGGTAACCAAACGGAAAAATCTGGACTACTTCGAAAACATCCAGTATATCATTGACTCGGAAAATGTCCGTGCTATGATGGTGAAAGCGGCTGACAATCTTGCCAATCTTCGCGGCGACAAGTCGCACTGGGACGAAACACGCGCCATGAAATCTAATGCCAAATACCAGGCATCCTTTGAAGTTCTGGTAGAAGCCGCAACCAATCTTGGTGCAAAGTAAAACACGCCGGAGACGCGCTTTGGTAGGCCATCGGTCCTTACAAGACTGAGCATTGGGGGTTCGATTCCCTCCTCCGGTACCAACTAATAGGATATGAAAAATGAGTGAAACTTATCTGAACATTAAATCCGAATGGATGAAGGCTCGCAAGGAAAAGAGCCACCTGGCACCATTCATTGGTACTCTGGTATCAGACTGCAATAGCCACGCTAAGGCTGCTAAAACGGCTTCTCCTAGCGAGGCTGACGTACTCCGGGTACTGAAAAAGCATTTAAAAGGCCTGGAAGAAACTCTAAAGGTTAATCCAAAGGCAACCGAAATTCTCCACCAAAAGAATTTCGTGACACGCTTTCTGCCTCAAACGATGTCCGAAGAAGAACTCCGCGATAAGCTACGTGGCCTGAAATTCGACAACATCGGAGCCGTTATGGGATATCTGAAATCCAACTATGGTCCCAAAGTTGACATGAAAATGGCAAGTGGTATTGCCAAGGATTTCGTGAAGTGACTAAATTGATCGAAAAGACTGTAGACCTTGAAACATACGACATGGTCTACGGTCGTACAATTTTTGAGGACGGCAAGGTCGTCCCATACTGCAAGCCTACCAAAAATTTTAGGGCTGGATTGCGTGTATCGTGGACTGAAACCGGATGGAAATGGATACCTAAGACTTAGGAGAACTTCTATGAGATTTCAAACAAAAAGATCGCACAACCATATCTATGATATGCGTCCTGGACTCCTGTTTGTGTTTTGCAATACATCCATGATTGGTTTTGAAATCATCCGTGTTTCCAGTAACGTCACCAAAGGAAATGTTTTTAAAGATGATACGTTTTCCTATGTGTATGACGTTCCCGTTCGCAAATGCACTCGCCGGTGTTTCTGGATTTCAAAGAGAACCTGGAAATTTCACTATGTCAAATCAACAGTAAATATGTCTGTAAATGAGGAATAAAGCATATCGAAGGCATCAAGTTGCCAAGAAGAAACAGAGAGCCAAACAAAAGATTGCCGAACGTTGGAACTGGACTCCTCCTGATCCTAAGGATGAACCTAGTCCAAAGGAAGTTGGCATATTGGCGAAAACTCCACACAGTTGTTCGAACTATTGTTGCGGAAATCCCCGTCATCATTTTGGCGGAGATGACAAGCTGACAATGCAGGAACGGCGGCAAAACGAAAAAGATCAATTTAATGATTGACAACATGGCTCCTAGTTGATATCTGTTTTGTATCAAATGAGGAGCCATTCTAATGTGTAAGTCCAAAACAATGCAGCGCCATAAGAAAAATTGGTTTGAGTTGGGGCAACGTCGGTGCGCTTGTGGAGTTCAACTCGTTTGGAACAAAGGCGCGCCAAATGAGGCGACCGCAGAACACATTATTCCATCGTCACACGGCGGTAAGAACTATGCGGAAAATATCCTGCTGATCTGCCGACGGTGCAATGAGAAAAGAGGCAGCATTTCTTGGATCGATTGGATTCTGAAAAATGACTACCCTAAGGCACAATGGCTCTTGACAAAGTATTTTGTTTCGATTAACAAACACCTATCGGAAGGGCATAACCTTACAATTAAGGGACGCGACCTCCGAGCGGTTAAAGCTTGGAACGAATGTGCTGATAAGGGTTGGGCCAGAATTGAACAGATCAAGGGAAGCCATCGAAATGCAGCATAAAATCAACTTTGAAATCGGCGACTGGTCCTGTGACGGTCACAATCAGTCTGAATCAATCAAAGTTTTCTCCAATCATCCGCCGGAGCGCCTGCGCGAAGCTCATTTCATGTGCCCGGTGAAACTGGGATTTGAAATCGGTGATATCTGTGGCGAGTATGAGGAGTCCGAGATTCGAGAGGATATCGTGGATGCTCTCCGAGAGAACGGTTTCGACATGACAAAATTCACCGTCGAATATCCCTCGGCACGTGAACTGATCCAGCTGTGGGTGGACATTTTGATGTACATCGATTCTGAGCTGGAACTGGAGTTGGAGAAGCCCGAGGAGCGAGAGAAGCTACCTTCTATGCACTTCTATGGCTACGACAAAAACAATCGCCACCTGAAAGTGCCTGGCTACGGACTGTTTTATCTGTAATGGCGGTGACAAGTTCCTAGAGAATAACACTTGACAATATGGCCGGATGTGCTAAATATAGAAACAAAGGACAGTAATCTCTAGCTGGTGCAGAGGGCCGCTTGGAAAGCGGTACGCGGAGAAATCCGTGGGGTTCGATTCCTCTGCTGTCCGCTGCCGATTTTATAAATAGTGGTGAAGGAGAAATCTATGCACTACACAGTTTATAAGATCACGAATGAAATCAACGGTAAGATTTATATCGGTTATCATCAGACCAAAAATCTGAATGATGGCTATATGGGATCAGGTACGTATTTGAAGAACGCACAAGCGAAATATGGAATAGAAAATTTCAGCAAAGAGATTCTTTTCGATTTCAACAATCCCGAAGACATGAAGGCTAAGGAGAAAGAACTTGTTAACGAGGACTTTTTGTCCAGAAGCGATGTTTATAATCAGATCAAAGGCGGCGCTGATGGATGGTCACTTGTTAACGAAAGCTATTGGACAAAAGAAAAACGATTGAAAGTTTGCTCCATAGCTGGTAAAGCTGCTGCGGCGAATAATCACTTCGGCGGAAATCGAAATGCAGATACAGCTAAAGCCAGAGTTGCTGCACTGTCGTCTAATCCAAAGAGTGGATTTCATGGTAAATCCCACACAGATGAGTGGAAGAAAAATCATTCTGAAACCATGAAGAACCGGCAATCGGGAAAGAAAAATTCTCAGTTTGGTTCAATGTGGATAACAGATGGTACGAATGCAAATAAGATTTCTCAATCCGACGAAATTCCAGATGGATGGAGAAGAGGTAGAAAATAATGGAGTGTGGGCAGGATGGTAATGCAGCCGATTGCTAATCGGTAGGCCCGTTAATAGCGGGTCACAGGGTTCGATTCCCTGACGCTCCGCCAAAGTAGGATATACATTATGAAAGATTTTATGGGTGATAATCCCGTTTTGAAAATTAACGGCATCAGTCTTGATCGTCTCAAGATTGCGTTAACTTTATCTTCCGAGGACACCGCCACCGGTTACAGCATAGACAAGGACAATGGTCGATTTATACTATATCGATACACATCGTCGGATGCTATGATTCCCTTTCCCACACCGCTGTCGATGAACCGATGCGCTGAATTGATCTGGGATTGGTTGCAATCTTCGGAATATCCCCGGGAGCCCGATCACGATGGTGATAACAAAAAGGGCTGGCTGTGCTACACCGAAGGTTGGGGACATGTGAACCATGACTATCGGGCATTCATTGCAGTTGAAGCAAGCTGGATTATGTACGGAAAATAATGCCGCCGCGACGTAAAGGGAATAGCGTACGGGACTTAAAATCCTGGTTTTGCGGGTTCGAATCCCGTCGGCGGTACCAAATGGAGATATGATGAAACAAGTTATACTTATGAGAACCGATCTGGGTATGAGGAAGGGCAAAATGGTTGCCCAAGGTGCCCACGCATCGATGAAAGCAACCGTTCTACACATGGATAATCCGTGCGTCAAGGAATGGTTGGCAGACAAATTCACTAAAGCAGTTGTAAAAGTAGGCTCGGCCGAAGAACTCATGGAGTACGTGAACACCGCGGCCGAACATCGGGTGATTGCTGAGACAATCGTGGACGAGGGTCGAACCACCTTCGATTACGTCCCGACTTTGACCTGTGCTGCAATTGGTCCAGATACCGAAGAACGAATTGACAAGATTACTGGAGGACTGAAACTTCTATGAGAGTTGGAATAACCGCGAGCGCATTTGACCTCCTACACGCTGGACACGTCGCCATGCTCAGGGAAGCTAAGGAGCAATGTGATTACTTGATTGTGTGCCTACAAGTCGACCCGTCACTGGAACGCAAGGAGAAGAACTCTCCAGTCCAGTCTGTGGTAGAAAGGTATATCCAACTTTCGGCTGTCAAATATGTGGACGAAATAATTCCATATGTGTCAGAAAAAGACTTGACAGATGTGTTAAAAACGTTTAACGTTTCTGTACGCATTTTAGGCGAGGAATATAAGGACACGAATTTCACTGGTAGAGATTTGTGTGATCAATTGGGAATCCAACTGTACTTCAATTCCCGCCGGCACGGTTTTTCTTCCTCGGGTCTTAGAAAACGAATTGAGGAGAAAAGTAATGCAGTCTAATGTCGAACTTACCTCGACTGGGAATCTAATAGAGCATGGTCTTATTTCTGTTCCCAAGTATGTTGGTCGGGTGGAAATTGCTCCTGGATTTTGTATCGGCTTGACTAAAATGCCGAACAAATTTCATCAAATTATGCACCGAATATTTTTCGGATGGAGATATACCAAAAATGACAGTTAACGTAATCAAACCCGTGGCACCTGTTCCTCAGGGCGGAGCCAGTCACTACATCAACATTTTTCTCGGAGGCTCAATCGAAATGGGAGCTGCTGAGAACTGGCAGGATCGTGTTACACTAGAACTTAGCCAAGTTCTGGAACATGACACCGAATTCGATTACAACATTTTGAACCCACGTCGTGATGACTGGGATTCCAGTTGGAGTCAAGAGCCTGTTCCAGGAACTAAGTTCCACGAGCAAGTTTCCTGGGAGCGAGAGGCGCAAGAGAATTCCGATATCATCGTATATTACTTTGCCGATGGAACAAAGTCTCCAATCACTCTCC